CCTGAAGGCATCGTTTGGTCAGGATTGATGGGTATATTGTTAAATTTACCAAAACCATCCCATGTTTTTGAATCCGCTCCTCCTGTTTCTGCGGTAGAATGACCAATAGAAATGGAAGGACCATCATCAAAATGAACACTTGGTTTTTCTTCTTTTTTAAAAGAAAAAATATCCGTTTTTGGCTGGAAAGAAACTCCTTCATTGGAAAGCTCATTCAATTCATTCTCTAAATTGTTTAAATCATCCAGGTGTATATTATCGTCATTATTATTAGATGATTTACCTTCTCTCACTTTTTCATTCATCAAAAGTTCTATTCCATCACCAAAATTCGTTGATTTAAAACTTTTCGTGTTTGAATTTAAATCCTCTTGTGAAATATCAATAATGTCCGAATCAAAATCCATTCTTATGATTTAATAAGAACATTTAATTTTAAGTAATACGAATTAAATATATATATAATTTTGCAAATAAAGATAGGTTTTATTTCATTCATTTATAATTTGTTTTTGATGAACCAAAGACCTTGAAGGAAACAATCTGCTAAATCATCCTTTTTCTTACTTTTCATAAAAGAATCATGCCATTGATTGTAATAATGTTCTCCTGATAATGTTTCTAAAGTTTTTGCTACACCTAGTTTTTTTCTATCGCTATAATTTGTTTTCAAATCTTCTGAGCAATCCTTCAATTTGTTACTAGAAGAAACAAACTCTATTTTTAATCCATTTTCCTTTGTGTTCTTCATAATAAAATATTGTGCAATCATTCCTTGTATCGTTTTCATTCTATTTGCAATAGGACTGATTTGGTTTTCAATGATAACATAATCTATTTTGTTGGCATCGTATTCTCCTGAAAATATTTGCTCCATTTTGATTTTAATATTGCGACCAATTGTTACCAAATCTACTTTGGATGCATTTATATTTATAACTGGCTCAAAACATGTATTATGTATGTATTCTTGAATAACTTGTAATAAATCATTTTTTTTAATTGGTTTTTCGTATGAGATTTTGTATTTATCAGCGATTTCAAACAAAGATTGTATTTTCTGTTTCGTGATGAATCCTGGTTTTAAATCAGATGTAGGAATTTGAAAACTCTGTTTTTTTGAATGTTTGAGGCAAAAACATTTGGCGTTTTTAATAAATTTCGCGGGTTTATCACAAGGAATATTTTTTTCAACGATATGACAATAGGGAGTTTCTTGTTCTGAAATATTTATTACATCCCACTTGGATATGCGGTAAAAATTCTCTGTATTCGTTTTTTCCAACAAACAAAAAGCTAGGTTTTTAATTCCAACATCAATACTCACTATTCTCATAAATAATAAATATACAATAAAATTTTTATATATTTATTCTCTTTTTCTCTCTTTTTCTCTCTTTTCTTTATGGTTTATAAGTAGAAATAGGTTGTGGTGTCATATTATGATCATGTTTAATAAACTCTGGGGGGACAATAATGCTTGGTGAAATAAGTTGTGCATTGAGTTGTTCACGACTCAAATAAGGATCCTTCAGGTCACTGTTTCTGTATCCAAATCCTGGTTTTCCTGTGTCAAAATTATTCTTAAATGTATAGGGTACATTGCTAGAAGGCGTTGTATCCACATTATTATGTGGGTTAAAACCAAGAACTTCACATGATTGGAGAGTATTAAACTTCATGATGTCTAAACCATTGTGTACCATATATTGTCTATAATCCCAATTGCTATGAATATTTTCGGCTTTTTGAATTCTTTTGTTCACAACAGCTTCAGGTTGCCATGTTGCATAATTGCGTCCATCCATCATAATGGGTGGGAAATCAAAATGAATATTATTAGAACCACTATAACATTGTTGCCACATTTTATATTATATATTATGGATATAGAAAAAGAAATTATTTATTCTACTTCTAGTAATTTCAAAATTTCATTTTTTTTCAACTTACTAGCATCTGTTACAATTCCCTTTTCAACAAGAATACTTTTCAATTTGTTTAAAGAAAGTTTCTTGTAATCCAAAATATCTATGCTTTTAGCTCCTTCTCCTTCTAAATCTTCTAGGTTGATTGTTTTTGTTAAAACTTCCTGGGTTATCTCTTCTAAATCAGTACCATCATCGTTATTTTTTTCATCGTTTTCACTATTATCTAAAACATTCTGGGTTGTTTCTCCTATATTGATCGTTTTTATATCAAGTAGTTCTTCGTCTTCGTCATCGTCATCGTCTTCGTCTTCCTCTTCTTCTTCGTCTTCCTCTTCTTCATCGTCTTCGTCGTCATCTTCGTCTTCTTCATCGTCTTCGTCGTCTGAAACATTGATTAAATCTTTTTTCTCTCCCAATTGAATAATTTCAGAAAAGGGTGTGTTATCTGGAGGAGCATGATAATTGTTTCCAAAAGAGATGGGTACAGAGGAACCGATAGTTAATAAAGCTTGTGTTCTTTTCAATTCTTCTGCCATGGTAGTAACTAATTCCAACATGGAATTTATTTTATGATTTTGCACATTGATTTTTTGAATAAAATAAATAGAAACAGTACCAACTACTAAAACAGTTATTGCTAAATGAATAAGAAATGTTGTTGAAAAGAAATCTAATAAAGCCATTCTTAAAAAAGCGAGATATATTTAATTTAATAAAAAAACGAATTGTTTGTTTTATTGTTTTACAGAAAGGTAATCTGTATTTTTAATTATTTCACTTGGATAATTCATGTCGCGTAAAACTTGAAATCCTCCTTTTACTGAAGAAATACCTTTTTTCAAAATGTAGGTGTATTTTATTTTTCCATCTTGCTCACGCGTATCCATTTTGTAATTGTCAATGTTTGGATTTTTTTCCAAATGATTGCAAACATCAATAAAATGAGTAGTCAACAAACAATTCATATTTTTATTTTTTACTAAATACGTCATAAAAGCAGTACCGCTAATAACCGCTTCTTCTGGATTGGTACCAGAAAACAATTCATCAAAAATACAAAAGTGCAAATCGCTTTTGTTGGAATCAATAGTATCTATGATTTCTTTGCAACGTCTTGCTTCGGCTTGGAACAAACTATCTCTCCCGGATGTATCTGGTATATTTAGATAACAATGAATGTGATGATAAGGATGAAATTTTGCGTAATCATAAAATCCACAACCGATTTGTTGTGTCAAAATAATATTGAGGGTAGTTGATTTCAGCACGGTTGTTTTTCCAGCTGCATTGGGACCAGTAATAATCAAATTTTTCTTTAATGTGATATCATTTTTCACAGGTAGAAGTGATCCTTGTGAAAGAGGGGCATAATAAGATCGTTTAAAAACATTTTTCCTTGGTTTTTTCATAAACAAAGCGGTATTCATCTTTTTCTCTCTTATGTTTCTTTGGCAACCCACAATATTTTCCAAATATCCATGAAATCCAAAAGTAAAGAGAAAGGTTTTGTTGTATGTCTCGTTGTCATATAATTCGTAAAAAGTTTTTAAAATATGACCGATTTCAGCTATTTTTTTTGGATGATAGGAAAAAGCTCCAAATTTGCTTAGTTTTTTAGTATATTCTTCCAAAATTTGTTTGTTTCTCTCCACTTCTTTATTAAAAGAGTAGTAAGTAGGAAGTTTTTCAGCATGTTTCAAGTAATGATTCATAGTATCAATGGAATGATTTGTAAATTTCTTTATTTTGTCAAGTGATTCGTGTATTTTTTTCATATTGTTTTTGAATCGTATGCATATCAAGACATTTTGGTAGACGGAAAACAAATAAAATCCAGCGGAAAATACCAAATACATTTTTTGTTGAAAAGCAACATTGTTGAAATCGGTAAATATTCTACCGAGAGCATGTTGTGATGCCAAAAAATAGAGAACTTTGACATATTCTGCAAAAGAAACTTTGATTCCGCGTAGTTGAAGAATAAAAAAAGGAACAATCAAAAAGATAAAGGGAACCAAGAGAGAAATGACGGGTGATGCCATATTATAGAGACTCATGGCAAGTAAAAAATTCTCCGAGTAATTAAGATGTTCACAAAATTTCCAATCTAGATACAAATATCTATCCTTGAATCCTGTGTCGTTTTTGATTTCGTCCCATAAATCAATAATTTCTTGATTTTCAGGCAACGGTTTTCCCTCGTACGTTTTCAACAAGGTTTGCGTATCTTTAAGATAATCTACATCCGTCGTATAATAATTTGGCATTTGTTCCAATACCTTTTTACCAAAGCATGTTTCGGGTTGATACACATATTGATACATGCAAGTAGTGGAAGACGATGGGTCAATCGTTTGGATCAATTCTAAATCAGTAATAATATTTTCCTTCAATTCTACCTTTTTGGGATTGTAAAAAATAGGCAGTTTAAATTCGTTGTTTATGGATTCTAGGTTTGAAGTCATATACTACAAAACTAGAATAATAAGCTTTTTATTTTACGAATACCGGTCAATTAAATCAATGTATGAAATGTACTCGGTAACTCTTTTATTTGTGTGCTATAAAACTGTTCAATTTCCTTAATTTTACCAATATCACGTCGGGTGATAAAATTGATTCCCATACCTTTTCTACCCCAACGTCCACTACGTCCAATCCTGTGTAAATAAGCACTTACACATTTTGGCACATCAAAATTAATAACAATACTCACTTGTTGAATATCAATACCACGTGCCGTGACATTGGATGAAATAAGCACACGTTGTTTCCCGGTACGAAACTCATTGAATGCATTATCACGCGATATCTTGTCCATATTACTGTGAATACAACAAACAGGGAATTTATCCTCTAGCATAGCCTCATACAAATCAGCCACACGCTTCACACTATTACAATAAATAATACATTGTGACATGGAAATAAAGGAAAACAAATCCTTCAATGTGTAATATTTCTGTTTGTCATCCTCCACTGCCACAAAAAACTGCGAAATACCCTCCAATGTTAAACTCTCCGATTTGACAAAGATTTTGATGGGGTCACGCATGAATTTAGAAGTAATAGAATTGATATAGCTTGGCAATGTCGCGCTAAACAGAGCCACCTGAATTTCACTATTGAAATTCTGGAAAATATTGTACACTTGTTCCTTGAATCCAGACGACAACATTTCATCTGCCTCGTCCAAAATCACGAGCTTTATCGTCTTGGATTGAATAAAATTACGTCGCATCATATCATAAATACGACCTGGACAACCTGTGATCACATGAGGAACATTGTTTTTCAAAATAACAGAATCTTCATCAATAGAAGAACCACCCACTAAATTCAAAACCCGGAGACCCTTTAACATAGAACCAATATTGGTAATCACATTGGCTGTTTGTGAAGACAACTCTCTCGTCGGTGATAAAACAATCACTTGTGTTTCATTCTTATCCAGCTCTACCTTGGATAGTGCCCCAATAGTAAATGCTGCTGTTTTACCTGTTCCGGATTGTGCTTGGGCTATTATATCCTTTCCATCAATAATGGGTGTAATAGCCTTGCACTGAATGGGACTTGGCTTCTCAAAACCATAAGCATAGATGCCGCGTAATAAATCGGCATCTATATTTAAATCGTCCCATGATTTAATATCTTGCGAGGAATCATAATTTTCCTCAAGTTCGTCTTTTTGAAAACTG